TCGCAGCCTGTCGCTACGAGATCCCCACACGCAAAGATATGGCGGTCTGTTTTGTATTCTTTAACCCAGCCCGATCGAAGAAGATGTTGATGAACTACTTCTACACTATTGAAAAATTGAAGTTAGCAACGATTCCCTTTTATACGCTTGAACTGACGTTTGATGATCATGAACCTGAAATCGCAGATGCCTTTCATGTGAAGGGGAACAGTGTATTGTTTCATAAAGAATCGTTATGCGCTCTTCTTGAAAAGCGTGTTCCGTACCGTTTCAAAAAGCTTCTGTTTCTGGATGCAGACATTGTCTTTGGAAAACCGAAATGGTACGAAGAAGTCTCTCGTCTTCTTACGACGTATGAAGTAGTTCAACCCTTTTCAACCTGTGTTTGGCTAGACAGTACCTATTCAAAGATGGTCCAATCCCGATTATCCGTTGCGTATATGAACCGAACCAAGACGTACAATCCTACCTATCATCCCGGATTCGGTTGGGCTTTTCAGCGCAAATGGTTCAAAGAGGTTGGGTTCTATCAGTATGGAATTACTGGAAGCGGTGATACGTTATCTGCAGCTGCGTGGCTAGGAGTCAAGTTTCCTCCAAGTTATCTTCGTCCAGCATTTCAGGCATCCTATGAAGAGTATACTCACCAAATACCTCCTAAGATTGCATGTTCTACCGGTACAGTGTATCACTTGTGGCACGGGTCTGCAACCAATCGTAAATATGTCGACCGTCATCGCATGTTGGATGGAGTTCGTGATGTGCGTTCGATCGTAGAAACAAACTCGCAAGGAGTCTTTGAACTCAAAGATAAGACCATTGAGTCCAAGATGCGAGAGTACTTTACTTCGCGGGAAGACGATGGAGCTTAAAGATTTTCTCCGTCCCATACATATCATACCATTGATGCTAAAACAGGTGTCTACACTAGCGCTTCAGATGGTTGAAAGACAGAAACTGCTCACAGTTGCGTTGACTCGGATTGAATATGGATTTTTAAAAGATGAAAATACGGTGGAAGCGTCAAGGCACCTTCACGACATTACCAAACTCATACAACAAATCGAAGCTTCCCTAAAACCGGCACCAATCTACATGCAAGCCTCAATGAAAAAGTAATGGAACCTATTGGAATCGCTGCCTTTATAGGTCTTGCAGTCGTTGTCTGCGTCTTCGGATGTTTATGCAGAATGAAAGTTATCCCTACGCTCAAGACTTCAAAGTCTGAAACTCACTTGTCCTCGCTTGGACCCTCGGACGATGAGTTTGACGATTTCAGTTCAAAGCCAAAGTCGTCCGCAACCAACTTCGGTTCGTGACGACGTACAATCTCCTTCATCACGTCTACACCTTTCTCATTTCCTAGAATGTCCTTGAGATACATCTCCAGGTCCTTTTTAGAAAGCGACCATCCCTTCTTCCATTGATTGGGACGTTTCACCGCAAACATCATCTCAGATTCGCGTAAGTGAATCTGATTGGGTAGTTCAGTATGTGCATACAACGCAGCCAAATCGAGTTCGAGTGTTCGTCGGTTATCCCGGAGTTCAGAGGTTTGGCTATTAAGATCCGTGAGGTTCTTCTGTATACGAACATATTTAGATAACAGTACTTTAAGAGCGTCCATTTTGCTTTACAATTGCGTAGAAGGAAAGTATTCGTTTTAAGCAAGGGCATGTTCCTCTACGATGAAGATGAAGTGGAACGACTACGTACCGTATACAATGCAGAACACCGACACGAAGCTCCGATTGCGAAGCGAGGTATTTCGAGTGTCTGGAGTGAATTGAAACGGCGTCTTCATTCAAAATGCAAAAGTGGTGAACCAAGTTGCGTTGTGTCTTCAGTGATGAAACGTCCAAGAGCGCCTTCATCCTGGAAAAAGAACCCAACTGAATGGCTAACGTCAGATGATATTGATAAGGAAGAACGTCAATATGAACGAGTCATTCCGGATTACCACTTCATTGGATGTGTACCCATTGACTTTGATCTCAAATCTGAAACGTCGAAGTGTATTGTATCGACTTTGTGTTCAATGAAGTTAGGAGCCCTCTACAAAAAGGGCATTCGACGTGTAGGAATTGTGTTCAATACGGATGTACATGACGGACCCGGACAACATTGGATTGCTGCGTTCTTAGACATGCGACCTGAACTTGAATATCCACGCATGACCTACTTTGACTCGTATGCGAGCAAGCCTGAAAAAGAGATTCAACGATTGATGTTCCGATGGAAAGAGCAGTGGGATACCGAGCATCCAAACGAAACACCGATGAAACTCACTTACAATACAACCCGTCATCAGTTCAAGAATTCAGAGTGTGGAATGTACTGCCTCTATTTTCATTATGCATGTTTACTGGATCTTCCTATGCACAAACGAATCTCCGATGACGATATCAATTTGGCCCGTGTACAAACACATACAGTACTTGGAGCTGAAGTGGGCCCGTTCTTTACCTCATCCAAAAAATAAGAGCAATACGCAATGGAACCCTTAATCGTAGTAGGAGCACTTGCAGCCGCTGGTTATATAGTAGCCTCCTCTGAAGAAACAGTTCACGAAGATCGTAGTCAACCACTCGTAGACTATTATGTGCAAGGAAGTACGTTTGAAGATCTTGAAACTGCATTGGACAAAGGGTTTCGATTGATTGAACTACATGTGTATTCCGACGCACAGGATGAACCCGTTGTGGCTCTAGTTCCAAATTATGACCAAGTACGACACCGGTCTTTCAATTCATGTTGTGTCTCCATTCTTCAAAAAGCCTTTCCATCGAAGGATCCTTTCATTCTAAGTCTAGTTCTGCATACGGATAAGAGCTTTACCGCCAATCGCGTCGCTCATTACCTAAACACCACCGTTCGTAAATACATGATGTCTGGACCTATTGAAGATCAATCGCTGGACTCACTTGCAGGAAAGTTGATTCTTGTTTCAGGGAATGAGGCTCGTGGTACAAACCTTGAACCGTTAGTGAATCTCTCATGGAACGATAGTCATTTACGCCGTCTAACGTATCAACAAGCTACCTATCCACGCGAAGCCGAAGAACTGAGTTCATTCACACGTGAACATATTGCAATCGTTGTTCCAGACCAAGCCTTTTCCAAGTTCAAAATGTTGGATGATGTGTATGGATACGGATGTCAGTGGAATCTGTGCCCGACACCTCTTGGGCGACCAGGATTTGTTTTGAGGGATTCGTAGTTTTGTTTCGCGCGTTAAAACAAAATGGCAAACGCTTGGCTCACTCATGTTAAGAAGACGATGTCCGAAATGAAGCACCGTGGCACCTACAAGAAGGGCGATGGTCTTAAGAAGGTCATTCTTGAAGCAAAGAAGACCTACAAGAAGACCTCCAAGTCTATGGGAAAAGTGTCCCGAAAGACTCGCCGCAAGTCACGCAAGTCCTTCTTTTAAAGAAAGATGGATCGATAGACGAATACCGTAAACAATGCTAAACAGACTAAATACAGTTTCATACATAGGGAAATGTCTTCTTCCTGTTTATGAAAGTAAACCCTTTGAAACGATTCGTCGTGTTCTGGCTGGATTACGCTGTTTTGTGTATCCTCCTCCGTCCAATCGTCTACAGGTTTTTCCATGGTACGTTGATTTAGTACATCCGCTTTTGTAGTAAGCCACATGATGAGTGTACCCCTTGAATGTGCGAATGGAAGAGTTCGTTTTCTCCGAAAGACGATGAAGTAACCCATACATCCAACGAAGGTACTGTGTACGAGAGTCTAATTGAAATGGATGAGTATCCATATACTTTGTAACTACCTTACGAAGTGAGACAAATGGATACGTACTTCTCAGGCTTCGAAGAAACTTCTCTTGAGTCTCGCTATCTTCGTGTTCGGGTTTTTCAGGATAGTTGTATGCAATTGAAAACAGGAAATCGCGACCGGGAACACCATGAGGAGGTTTCTTCAGAATCTCTGCATACTTTGATTGAACGTCTTCATAGGTCGGGTCAGGTTCAGGTAGAATGACCTTTGGATCGGTTTCAGCTTGTGTTTTCAACTTATGATTGACTTTACGATGAATTTCGTACAGCCATCGCCCCACATCACCCTTTAGCGGGTGTTCGGATACGAATTGAGTCGTACTCTCACGGCAGAACTTGCATGGAAGAATACGGTGCATCAGTGATAATGTTCGTTCAGGCGTAGGCGATCCTTCTGCAATCAAATGCAAGAGTTGCCACCCAGAGGGCCCCCAGAAACGAGTATCCATTGTATTCAACGCATATCTTTCTTAGCAAGTTCGCTGAAAAACATTCTGAACCACTCAATAAATGCTAGATACTAAGGATCTGATTATCTTGACTGCGTCGTTCTATCTCGGAAATGTGGTGGCTGCCTTCTTCAAGTCTTTGAATGACGGCATCCTCGTACCACTTCTCGCACCCGCCGCTGCCGCTGGAAAGGGAATTACAAACTTCAGCATTAAAGTTGGTTCAGTTGAGTTGAAGATTGGACAAGTCATCAACGATCTCGTCAGCTTGATTGTTTCATTCGCATTGGTTGTCTTTACCGTTGGACTCTTGCGTTCCTATGTCCTCAGCAAGATCGGTGCTGGACGCGGTGGTGCTTCAATGTATTAAAAAATAAACAGTCAAGAACAATGGAAACGCTTACATCGTATTGGAATAACCGACCTTGGTGGTTAGGTGGACCATCTCAACAGACAGAGTCAACACCTGCACCTGTATCGACAGCTGTAGGAGGTCGACACAGACGTACCTTTCGTAAACATACCAAGGATTTGAAGATTCGCAGACCTAGACTTAGGCGTCGCCGCACCGGAAGGAAGTCCAACCACCCCTAGGCATCTTACCATAGGAACTTTCAAGACGTTTCTTCAAATCTGCAGGTGTTCCTTTACCCATCAATTCATTCGTTCTCTTCCATTCACTAAACGAACTTGTAATACTTGTCCATGATGTAGGATCATGAACCTGCTCATCCTCTGCGAGTGGAGGGTAAGCATGAATCTTCTCACGGAGGAACTTGGCGATTACGTCACTGTCCTCTCTGTATTCTGCAATGTACTCCATGACCTTCTCAGGTGCAATCAATTTACGAAGACCCTTACCTTCTGTGAAGAGATGGACTAGGTAGCTCAAGAATGCAGTTGTCCATTCTTCGCTCATGCAGTTCTGTTTCATGTTTTCATCCATCGGCTTCTCATGAGGGAGTCGTGGAACCGGAACGAACTTGGTCGGAAAGTTGACGACGACCAAACGGCGCCATGTACCTCCGTCCTGTGTGTTGATCTTGGGTTTCTCATTGCACGCAAGATTGAATCGTGCTTGGAGCTCAAAGTCAATCATCTGTTTAGAACCCGCATACAGATCACGGGCTGTAATCTTCTCAGACGAAGCCAATTCCTTCATTAACCCTGTATTCAAAGGAACCTGTTCATCGGGTTCCTGCATGGTCACGAATCGACGTCCCTTCATACGGACCAACTCCGGAGCTGCAGCTGCAGACTTGTTACGTCCTTGAGTCAGGAGTGAGATGGGTGCAGTGCATGCATAATCACCCATGGTCGTGGACATGAGAATCATCAACATGGACTTACCGTTCGAACCTTCGCCGGTTAGAATGTGGAACTTCTGAGCATCGTTCTCTCCAGACAGTGAGTTTGCGAGATACGATAAGAAGTACGTTCGCACCTCCGGGTCTGGAAGAATGTCGTCTAGGCACTTCTTCAGCTGCGGCCAACAGTCGAACGTGTAATACGGCTTGTTTGGATTGTAATCCAGATTCGTGCAGAACGAAACGTAATCTTCTGGCTTTCCATCTCGAAACACGGGTGGAGTGGTAGACATGTCTAAGATTCCATTACGGAAGGCAATGAGTCGCTTGTTCTCATCCACCTTGTTCACAAACTCTTCATCTAAGAACAGTTCTCGACATTCATCCATCACACTCTTCTTGAAACCTGTGCGCTTCAGTTTCATAATAACATCCATGAAGGACTTCTTCTTCTTTTCAGCCTGACAGCATTGACATTCGGATGCAATGTGTCCTTGTGCCTTCGGGTCACATTCAGGAACTGCAGCTAGTTCACGGTCCATTCCGGATACAAAGCGGCGATACTCCTTGACGACATCGCTTGAGAGTCGTAGTTGAAGTTGGACTCCCTTATCGGTTTCTCGCCAGACGTGTCCCACGAAGCGATACCAGACGTTTGCGCTGAACTTTGCACACTTGAACTCGTCGCGATACATTGCGTATACGACTTGAGCGACATCATGTTCAGCCTGAGTTGCTGCAGACTCCTTCACCAAACTCTCAATGTTCGTCTTTTCAATTTCCAAGTATCGTTCAAGGTTATCACTACGCGACCAGAATCGCAGACTTCCGATTCCAAGCTTATTTCCGTCGTTTCTGAAACCAACCGACATCCATTTCGCTTCGGTTTCTCGGAAATCATACTTGTCCTGAGCTTTCATACTAAAGTTGTGCCATTCTTGATTTAGATCCGGATGAATGTTCTTCAAACAGATACAAACATCCACCCATAGATTGTACTCAGTGAAACGCTGATCGCTCAAGTTATCCATGTGATCGGCGTAATACTTGCGTAGTGTTTCCGTCAACGGCTGTTGATAGATCACTCGATTGGGAGAGGATTCGCGTGAACTCACGTCGCCTCGTTGAGCAGGTCGTCCTCGAGCAGGTGTCACCGCACGACCTCCGGAAATAGGGACACGATTCTCCAAATCCTTCTTAGAGGCTTCACGAAATTGAGCACCGAGTGAAGTGGTAGGGCTTCCAACAGCTCCAGGTGTTTGAAGGGATAGCTTCTTCACGAGTTCCGGTGTCACGGACTTATCCCTCGCATCATCCACTGCGACCTTTCCGTCTTCGGGATCCCATTCGAGAATGTACTTGACTCGATAAGGTGCAGGTTCACCGCCATGTTCGTCCCACTTCTTTGAACCTAGCATAGGCCACCAGGTACATTTACGGGTCAAAGGTGATTCATCGTATGCATCCCTCCATCCTTTCTCAAGAGGAACGTCTGGGAAGAAGGAGGACATGCGATTCAGAAGGGCTACACGGACTGCCTGTTCAGTGCGTGTATCAGAGATCAAACTTGGAATCACGATATGGATTCCGGACTTCGTCAAGTTCTTACCGGGATACCAGGTTGGGAAAGCCTTCTCCATCACATAGATGTCGGTACTTTCCTTGATTTCAAGGTACTTGGAGACTTCCGCCATGTATGCACACATGAAGGTCTTCATTTGGTCACGAGTGTGGAAGGGAGCAGAATGTTCTCCGATACAGTTGAAATCCAAATCTACACGTAGAGGTGCTTCTCCAAGTGTGATCTTTTCAAACAGTGAGGGAGGTCGTCCTCCAGACTCAATGTAGTCGCAGAAGTGCTTACGAAATGTATCCATTTCTTCGGGTAGAATTCGGTAATTGGTTCGAACTCCACCGAGTTGGTGTGTTTCCTGACCACTTCCGGTTTCCGAAATACGTTCGTTCAAGAACTTGGATAGACCAGAGGGATGCAGAGACATTGTTAATTACTCTCCTGATAAGTTGCGGAGGACGGATTCCTTTTGAACGCACGAAACTGGGTTCTAGCATTTAAAACGAAACATACTTTTCTTACCCAAAGGTAAGCAATGAAGTTCTGCGCCGATTGTTCAAATTTCCTATATGATATTGTGGAGAGAGAAGGTAAGGCTTACCTAAAATGCCGAGCCTGTCCTTACGAAGAAGAGTCCGATACGGTCCTCTACGAACATGACCTACAACAGGACACTTCGGTTCAATATTCAATCAATCCTTATCTAAAATATGATCCGACACTTCCTCGGTTCAATACAATGACGTGTCTGAATCCTACCTGCGCTACACAAGGTAAGGAGTCGGACATTGTAGGTGTCAAGTTGGATTCCGTAAATGTTACATGGATGTACCAATGCGCAGTCTGCGACGCAATGTGGAAGCAGAATGCCCGAGCTTAATTATCGAATTGCAGCTGCATTTTGTATTAAGTTGGATTGAAGAACGATAAGTTGTCCAGTACCGGAACTTCTAGCTTGAGGTTGGCTTACAACGCCTCCTATGACTCCACCTGGACTGAGAAATCCAACACGGGATAATGCCTTTGGATTCGCCCTATTTTGAATGGGTGCGCGAGGAAATACACGAGCTGGTGGAAGACGTCCAGTCGTTACATATCGCATGTCGGAGGTTTGTGTAATTGCATTCAATGGAGTGACTCCGCCTTCATATCGAAGTACATTACGAGTTTGAGCTATAGGAAACCCAGTGGAAGACAAAATCGCCGCCTTCTGATAACTCAGGTAATCGGAAGCGGAACGTGTAGGCATTACTCTCAATCCAGGAAATATCTAGGCACGCCTGCAGCAACCCTCGAGGTCTGTTGAGAAAGACCGCCGGAGCTGGTTCCGTTACCCCGGGTTGCAATGTTGAGAGAAGCAACTGTATTGGAGGTAGAACGAAGGGATGAACGAGATGCGCGCGCTTCAGAGCCTGTAATGGACGGAAGCGGAACTACTTGACCGACACGCGAATACCTCCATGTATAGAAGCTATTGGCTTGTGCACTGCTTTTTTGGTAGGTTGTGAAATCGGATGCAGCACCTTTGATGATCGGCATTTATTGAAAACGAAAGAGTATGTTCCTAGACAAGAGAAGACATGTCCAGTTCCTCAAGTCATACATTAACCGACCACCCAGAAGTGAAGCCAGTGTTCAGGTCGGAAGTCGTGAAAGCGATGGAATCCCCTCGCGTCACTAAACCCTACTTTACCAAATACGAGTATGCCGTGTTACTCGCATCCAGACAGCAACAAATCGCAGAAGGTGCAAAACCGCTTGTGAGTCTAGATGGACTCCGTACAAGTGATCCTCAGTTTCTTGATCAAGTCGTTAAGCGAGAAATTGAACAACGTAAACTACCCTATGTATTTCAGCGTCTCATGCCTAATGGGAATGCGGAATTCTGGAGTGCCCAAGAGCTTGAGTTAGCGTGGTAACCAGAATAAAGATCGTCGACGAACAGGAAGTGAATCCATGAATGAATGCATGCCACCGTGTAGA